TCCCTGAATACTGTTGCAGGAACAGCTAATGATACCGTTTCAGGTTCAAAAGCAGTTTCAACTGCAGGTTCAGATGAACTATTAACATCTATGAAGTTGAAAAAGGGTGACTTCGGTAACATTACTACAAGTAGTGCTGGCGACCACTCTATTCCAATTCAAGCAAGAACTGGTGGAGCAACAGCTCTAGCCACAGCAACTGCGTCACCATTGCAAGTAATTGCAAGAATGGCAAGATTGCTTGACACCCAGTTTGTTGATACTGATGGAAGATTTCTTGTTTTACACCCTGTGTTTGTTGAAATTTTAAAAGACGAAGATTCTCGTCTTATGGATGCAGACTTTGGTGGTGACCAAGCAGGATTAAAGAATGGTTTAACAATTGGCAAAATACATGGTTTTGATGTATATATGTCAAATAATTTACCAGCAGTAGGAACTGGACCAGGAACATCTGGAACAGCTAACCAGAACAGTAACTTTGGTATCATTGTTGCTGGGCATTCTTCATCTGTAGCTTCAGCTTCACAAATTACGAAAACAGAGTCATATCGTGACCCTGATTCGTTCGCAGACATTGTCCGTGGAATGCACTTATACGGTAGAAAGATACTTCGTCCAGGAGCAGAAGTGCTTACCGCTTTTAATGGTACATCGCCAACTGTAGATATTGACTTTGCAGCAGGTGACGACATCATTGATGGTGGTGACGTATCTTCCGCTGGTTTTCTAGCTAAAGGTTCTAATGGTACAACTAACTCCACATCTGGGACTATTAATTTCGACCAGTTTGTGTCAACTACTGATACAATTGATGTAAAATTAATTGCAGGTTCTGCTGACGTTTCATCAGGAAAAATACGAGTGTACGCTTGTGTTATTGATTGTAACGGTGAACATCAACAATTAGCTGATGAAGTCGATAGAGACCAATTAGCGTAATTGTATTATTGGGGGGGCAGGGCAACTTGCCCTCTCCTTATATAGGATTATTATGGCTTACGATTTTTTAGGTATAACTAATTTAGTTATTGCAAGATTTAATGAGGTTGCTTTAACATCATCGGGGTTTGCTAACTCTCGCGGGTTTCAAACACAATGTAAAAATGCAGTTAATGATTCAATTAATTATATCAACCAAAGAGAATTTGGATGGCCGTTTAACCATGATAATCAGACTACAACATTAGTTCCAGGAACTATTCGTTATAGTATACCAACGACAGCCAAACATGTAGATTATGAAACCTTTAGAATAACTAAAGATAATGATTTAGGAACTTCTGGTGGAGCTTTAACTGTTTTAGATTATAAAGAGTATTTAGATTTGCACGTAACACAAGAAGATGAGGTTACAGCAACTTTACTAAACGGCGCAATTAATGATTCTGTAACAACAATAACAGTAGATAGCACTACAGGTTTTTCTTCTACAGGAACAATCTACATAGAAAGTGAACAAATAACATATACAGGGACTAGCTCAACTACTTTTACAGGATGCACTAGAGGTGCTAATTCTACTACAGCGGCTTCGCACAGCGATGACGTTAGAGTTGCACAATTTGATTCTGGGGCAACCCCTAGACAAGTTGTAAGAAGTGCTGATAATAATTTCTTATTGTTTCCATATCCAGACAAAACTTACGAATTAAAGTTTGAATTTTTTAAAGTTCCAACTGCTTTGTCTGGAGCTACTGATGCTCCTGCTATACCTTCACAATTTCAACAAGTTATAGTAGATGGAGCAACGGCGTATGGGTATCAATATCGTGGAGAAACCCAACAGTATCAATTAAATTTTGCTAGATTTGAAGAAGGCATAAAACATATGCAAAGTATATTGTTAAATAAAACAGATTATCTTAGGTCTACCTACATACAAAGAGTTTCCTCATCATCTTCGGCCGCATTCTTTTAGGATAATTAATGGCAGACGAAGCACAATTAAATCCATTTGTATTTGCTTTGCAAGGTGGTTTGGTTTTAGACCGTTCTACTTTTACAATGGAAGCTGGTATGGCTTTTGAGTTAGAAAACTTTGAACCTGACCCTAAAGGTGGATACAGAAGAATAAATGGATTTAGTAAATGGAATGATAATATAGTTCCACAGACATCAAGCAGTGGTGAAGCTGTGTTAATGTCAGCATTTTTTAAAGGCAATGTAATTGCTGCTCGTGGAGAAAAAGTGTTTAAAGGTGGAACAACAGGTTCTTGGACAGAAATAGATTCTGGTAGAACAAGTGCAGGAAAATATTCATCTTTTAGATACAATTTAGATGGTACAGATTTTATAGTATGGGCAGATGGAGCAAACCATGCATCGGTATATGATAATAGCACTGTAACAGATTTAAATAGTACAGGCGCTCCAGCAAACCCTAAATTTGTAAGTGGTTTTAAAAATCATTTATTTTTTGCAGGAATGTCTGCAACTCCTCAACGCGTTACTTTTGCAGCTCCAGAAGAACCTACTAATTTTACTCCAGCTAAAGGTGCTGGATTTATTAATGTTGATGGTCGTATAACAGGATTATTTCCTTTTCGTGATGCTTTATATGTATTTTGTGAAGAAAGTATATTTAAAATAGTAGGAGAAGCAAATAATTTTAGTAGTGTACCTGTTACTAGAGAACTTGGATGTAAAAATGGTGATACAATACAAGAACTTGCAGGAGATTTAATATTTTTAGGACCAGATGGATTACGTACTATAGCTGGTACTGAAAAATTAGGCGACGTTGCATTGGGAACTATTTCATCAGCTATACAACAAAGATTTGTAGATGAAACTAGTGTAGCAGATTTTGATAGCGTAGTAATTCCAGAAAAAACACAGTATAGAATATTTTTTACTAAAAGTGCTGGAGACGCCCAAAAAGGTGTTATCTGTGTGAGAAAAGCAGATAAATATGAATTTTCAGAATTTGTAGGCATTCGTCCATCATGTACAGACTCTGCTATTTTTGAAGGCGCTAGTTTTGTTTTGCATGGTACTTTTGATGGATTTGTACAAAGACAAGAACAAGGAAATACATTTGATGGTACAACTATAGTAGGCCGATATCGTTCCCCAGATTTAACAATGGGAGATGCAGGCATACGAAAAAACTTTCAAAGAGCAATACTTAATTACTCTCCATCAGGAACAGTTAATGCAGATTTAATTGTTAGATATGATTATGAAAGTTCAGATGTACCTAGACCAGCTGCATATCCGTTTGATAGCACGAGTATTGTAGCACTATATGGTTCATCAACTTATGGTTCTGCTACTTATGGAGGGCAATCCGAACCATTATTTAGACAACCTATTGAGGGTAGCGGGTTTGCCGTTGCTCTTCGTGTTGTAGACAATGGAGTATCTTCTCCATATTCCTTAAAAGGATTTCAACTAGAATTTGACGCAGGAGCTAGAAGATAAATGGGAGCATCATACTCAAGACAATCATCATACACAACTGGTGACACAATTCAAGCAGCAGATACTAATGACGAATTTGACCAAATACTAGCGGTTTTTAATTCTTCATCAGGACATACTCACGACGGCACAACAGGAGAAGGAGGACCAATAACAAAGTTATTAGGTAACTCTCTTACGTTTGGTGCAGGTACAGCAGGAACAGACATCACTATTACTTTTGATGGTGAAACCTCTGATGGTGTTCTTAAATGGATGGAAGATGAAGATTACTTTCAATTTGACGATGACATTATAATAAGCACAACAGAAAAACTTTTATTTAGAGATTCTGCTATTTACATTAATTCCAGTGCTGATGGTCAACTGGATATTGTTGCAGACACAGAGGTACAAATTGCAACCACTACTGTAGATATAAATGGTGCAGTTGATATTAGCGGCACACTAAGTCTTGCAGGAACAGCAATTACTTCAACTGCCGCTGAATTGAATATACTTGATGGCGTTACTTCTACTGCTACAGAGTTAAACATACTTGATGGTGTTACAGCTACTACTGCAGAATTAAATTTAATGGACGGTGGTACATCTGTAGGAACAACAGCTGTAGCAAGTGGAGATGGACTTGTTACAAATGATGGTGGCACAATGCGTCAAACTAATATTGACACATTTGATACCTATCTTTCTCAAACAACAAAAACCTTAACAAACAAAACTCTTACAACTCCTATTATAGCAGAAATAGATTCTGGTTCTTCTATTACATTAGATGCTACAACTGATATTGTATTAGATGCAGGTGGAGCAGATGTTATACTAAAAGATGATGGAACAACTTTTGGTAGCTTTACTAATTCAAGTGGAGAACTTGTTATTAAGTCAGGCTCAACTCCAACAGCCGCTATAACATTAAGTGGGGCTAATGCTACAATTGAAGGTAACTTAACTGTAGATGGTAACTTTGATGTAACAGGAACATTAGACTTTAGTGATTCTGCTATAACAAATGTAGGTAGTATACAACTAGATAGCATATCAGGAGATGGAGATACTAATACAAGTATTACTTTTTCAGGCTCTGATGTTATTACGATGGCAACAGGAGGCACTACTGCTTTAACTATTGATGCAAGTCAAAATGTTACTATAGCAGGAGACTTAACTGTTTCTGGTGACGACCTTACAATGGGAACTAACACTTCAGGTAATTTACTTGTAGCTGATGGTACAAACTTTAATTCTATTGCTGTAGGGGATTTATCAGAAATATCTACAGTTGCTAATGATGATGTATTTCTTGCTGTAGATACATCAGGTGGTGGCCTAAAGAAAATTACTAGAAGTGCCATAGTTTCTGGTCTTGCTGTTTCAGGAGCATCTATAGCAAATGTAGTAGAAGATACTACTCCTCAGTTAGGTGGAGATTTAGATGTTAATGGAAATGATATTGTTTCTGTTTCAAATGGTAATATTAATTTACTACCAAATGGTAGTGGTAAAGTTATCATGGATGGTAATGGAAGCACTGGTGGAGTTATTGTAACTGATGGTAATATTGATATTAGGTCTGGAACAGGTTCAGTATCTCAAATTAAATTTTATTGCGAAGTAAACAACGCACATGCACAAACTTTAAAAGCACAGCCGCACTCTGCAGGTAGTAGTGCAGTTATAGTATTGCCTACTGCATCTGGTACTTTAGTTGGGTCAGGAGATTCAGGAACAGTAAGCAACACAATGCTTGCAGGGTCTATTGCTGACAGCAAACTAAGCACAATAACAACTGCTGACAAGGTATCTGGAGCAGCTGTACAAGTTGATGGGGCTACTGATGGAACTGGTATTACAGTAGCAGACTCTGATAAATTTTTAATAGATGATGGCGGAACTACAAAATATATAAACGCTAGTCAATTAAATACTTACATATCTGCTGAAGCATCGGCCATTGCTGCAGACAATATAACAACTGGAGATGCTGCAATTACTCTTGCAACTTCAGCAGGTAATATTACAATAGATGCTCAAGGCGGCGACACAGATATTATATTTAAAGGAACTGATGGTAGCTCTGATATAACTGCTTTAACATTAGACATGTCTGAAGCAGGTGCAGCTACTTTTAATAATAAAATTGTAGCTACAGAGTTAGATATTAGTGGTAATGTAGACATTGATGGCACATTAGAAACAGATGCATTTTCTATTAATGGAACAACAGTTACATCAACAGCTGCAGAACTTAACATTCTAGATGGGGTTACAGCAACAGCTACTGAACTTAACATTTTAGATGGGGTTACGGCAACAGCTACTGAACTTAACATCATGGATGGTGACACGAGTGCCACTTCTACTACTGTTGCAGATGCGGATAGAGTTGTGCTAAACGACAACGGAACTATGAAGCAAGTTGCAGTTACTGATTTAGCGGCTTACTTTGATGATGAAATTACAGCAATGCCTAATCTTACATCTGTAGGTACACTTACAACTTTAACAGTTGATAATGTAATTATTAATGGAACGACTATAGGACATACAGATGACACAGATTTAATTACAGTAGCAGATGGTTTGGTTACAGTTGCAGGTGAAATTAGTGTAACAACTTTAGATATAGGAGGTACAAATGTAACCTCAACAGCTGCAGAGCTTAATATTCTAGATGGAGTAACAGCTACAGCTACAGAGCTTAATATTATGGACGGGGTTACAGCAAGCACTGCTGAGCTTAATATTATGGATGGAGTAACAGCAACTGCATCAGAAATAAATTTAATAGATGGCGGAACAGCCAGAGGAACTACAGCATTAGCAGATGGTGACGGCATATTAATTAATGATGCTGGAACTATGAGAATGACTTCAGTTGAAACTGTAAAAACTTATATGTCAGGTAGTTCTGCAACAAAAGGTTTTGCTATCGCAGCAGCCATTGTATTTGGTTAATAAAAGGAGAAAAGTAAATGGCCACACCAAATTTAATTAATGTAGATACCATAACACCTTCAGTAGCTGTAGGTGCGGTGACTACATCAAGAGCAAGTATTGTTGATGTTACGGCAGAACATTGTGCAAAAATAAATTCACTAATTATAGCTAACGTAGATGGTACAAATGCAGCTGCGGTTACAGTAGAAGTTAGCACAGATAATGGTTCAAATTATACAGCAATAGCTAACACAATATCTGTACCCGCTGATGCATCTTTAATAGTTATTGGTAAAGATAACGGTTTTTACTTAGATGAAACAGATATACTAGCAGTAACAGCATCTGCAAATAGTGACTTAACTTACTTAGTTTCTTATGAATTAATGAAAGATGCTTAATGGCAAAAAATTTTAAAGGTAGTTTAATAGGGGGGTTTGACCTACTAAGACTACCAGATGCACCTACAGTAAGTGGAACAGCAGGCGCTGATTCAATAGACGTTGTTTTTACCGACCCTTCTGATGTTGGGGGAGGTTCTATAACTTCTCGTACAGCAAGTGCTACTGCTGATGGAACTACCACTACAGCAACAGGAACTGGAACAA